ATTTGGTGAATATAATCTTAAAATATATGAGTATAAATCGAATTTACATCAGTCAATAGTAATAAATTGTATAAGAGTGACGGCATATAGAAATTATAAATATTTTGAACAAGAAATAGCACATTCACTACCAAGGGAGTATGATAACATTTGTGAAATTATTACTCTAGCTACAATATATCATATGAACATTGAAGGCGGGTATCACATACCTTGTATTGATATTAATAAACTAACTAAAGATAAGGTGGTAGATTATGCTTAATATAGTATTTTACGGTAATTTTAGTATTGATTACTGTAGCGAGGTCCATTATTCTAAAACATTAAAAGCTATGGGGCATAATGTTACTGAACTGCAAGAAAATCAAGTTAAAACTGAAGTTGTGCTAGAAAAAGCTATAGATGCTGATTTATTTATATGGGTGCATAGTCATGGGTTTGTAAACCCTGGAATTATTACTATGGGCTATGTTTTGAATATACTTAAAAAGAACAAAGTGCCAACTGTGGCATACCACCTAGACTTATATATGCCACTTGAAAGATGGCAAGAATATGAAAATAGTGATTATATGAAAATAGAACATTTTTTTACAGTAGATAAACTAATGGCAGACTGGCTTAATGAAAATACAGAAGTTAAAGGACATTATTTGCAAGCAGGAGTTTTTGACCAAGAGTGTATTAGACCTAATAGCATTTACACTGAGCCAGAAAGAGACATTATATTTGTTGGCAGCAAAGGCTACCATAAAGAGTGGCCATACCGCCCAGAACTAATAAATTGGCTAAAACAAACTTACGGCTCTAGATTTACTCATATAGGTGGCGACGGAGAGATTTGTACCACAAGAGGCGAAAAACTTAATAATATATATTATCGTAGCAAAATAGTTATTGGTGACACTTTATGCCCTAATTTTAATTATCCTTATTATTGGAGTGATAGAGTATATGAAACTATAGGGCGTGGCGGTTTTATTATCCACCCATATATTAAAGGTATGGAAGAACATTTTGAAGATGGTAAACATTTAGTATTTTACGATTACGGTGATTTTGGGCAGCTTAGAGAATTAATAGAGTTCTATTTAGAAAATAGTAATAAGCGAGAAGCTATACGGCTTGCTGGCTATGAGCATGTTAAAGAGAATCATACTTATAAAAATAGGTGGAAAACTATAATAAAGGAGGTCATAAATGACTAAAAAAGAAGATGCTTACGAAAGATTAGACGAGCTGTATGATGATATTAAACAAGTTAATTACCTTATGACTTTGCATTATGATTATGAAGAGCTTATAGCATTACAAAAGTTACTTAAATTGCTTAAACAGGAACGAATGATAATCAGAAAGAAGTATTACTAATATGAATAAGATACAAGCACAAGATATTAAATGGAAAACAGTAAAATACATTAAAATACCATGGCAAACTACAGACGAAAATGCTGATTGGCATTATGAGTTTGAGTTACCAGAACCACTCGCTAGTTGGGACGTGTTTGCAGTATGGGAAGTTGAACGTATATTATCAATGGAAAAGCATTTAAATAAAGGTGATGTATTATTTGATATTGGAACTGAACAAGGTTGGTGCAATCTAGCTTATGCACAAATGGTTGGCCCAGAAAATATTGTACTTATAGAACCGACGCGTGAATTTTGGGGAAATATAAAATATACTTGGCAAAAAAATATAGATGTTGAACCAAAAGCTACACTATGTGCACTATTAAGTGATAAGACAACAAAAGGCTATAAACCACAAAAAAGCAAAGTATGGTGCGAAGAATCAGATGTTGATTGGATTATAGACCGTAATAAGTATCAATATATCCATGCTAATGATGAAAAAATACCAGAAATAACTATAGATGATTATGTAAAACATACTGGAATAATACCAAGTGCTCTGACTTGTGATACAGAAGGAAGTGAACTTTTGATATTAAAAGGTGCTAAAAATACATTAAAGAAATATAAACCTAAACTTTTTATTAGTATCCACCCTGATATGGCATTAAGGGATTATAATATTGAAAATAATGAAATACATGATTATTTAAGTTCATTAGGTTATATAGGTGAGCATTTAGCAACTGACCACGAGGAACACTACTTTTTTGAGGTAAAATAATGATAGACGTTATATACTTAAACTATAATGAAGAAGCACCAACAAATGGCTATTGGGATATGGCATTTTTAGACGACCTATTTAGCTATAAATTATGGCAGACGGTATATAACTATAGTTTTAATATAAAACAGTCTAGAAGCATCCAGGATGATTGTGACGGGGCAGTTATTATATTGCCAGCACGGTCACAAATAGATTATGTAGATAAACTTAATAAAGAGATTAAAAAACTAAAGTGGGTGTTATTGTTTATAGTAGGAGATGAAGAGGCTCTATATCCAATAGAAAAGATTAAACACAATAATATAAAAATATATACAATGTCTTATAAAAAAGCTAATACAACAGCTTTTATCAATGGCTATCCACCTCAAATACATGATTATTTAAATAGTGATATACCTGATAAAAATATTGCATGGTTTTTTAGTGGTCAGATAACTCATAAGCAAAGAAAAGATTTTGCAGATGTGCTAGATAATAGAGATGACGGTATATTGTATAAAACTGATGGTTTTACTAAAGGTTTAAAACACGAACAATATTATGAACTTATGAAAAACAGTATTGTAGCACTATGCCCAGGTGGCCCACAGACACCAGACACTTTTAGATTATATGAAGCACTTGAAAATGCAGCAGTACCAATATTAGCTACAAAAGATGATAAAAACTATTGGCAAGAATTATTAGGGTATAATAACTTACCAGTAATAGACGAGCCAAAGCAAATAAACGGTTATATAGATGATATATTAGATGTTTACCCTAAAATAAATAATGATGTTTTTGCTTGGTGGATTAGATATAAAAGAGATTTTACTTATAAAGTTATGCAAGATATAGAAAATCTTAGCGGTATAAGGATTAATAAAAGTAACAATATTACGGCTATAGTACCAGTGAGTGTTATTAAAAGCCACCCAGATATAAAGATATTAGATGAAACTATAAAATCAATTAGACACCACTTACCATATTCAGAGATAATACTAACTTTTGACGGCATTAGAGAAGAACAATTAAATAAACAAGGTTATTATGAAGAGTTTATTAGACGTATATTGTGGAAATGTAATACAGAATATAAAAATGTAGTACCGATTATATTTAATGAGCATAGTCACCAAGTTAAAATGGCTCGTAAGGCTTTAGAATATGTAAAAACAGACTACATACTTTATGTAGAGCAAGACACACCATTAGTAATAGATTATGAAATACCACTACACGAATTAACTGATTATATAAACGACGGTACTAGCAATATGATACGTTTTCATTTTGAAGCTCATATACCCAAAGAACATATGCACATGATACATGGTGTTGAAGGCAAGAATACAGAACTTACTAGAACAAGTCAGTGGAGCCAACGCCCACATTTAGCAAGCAAAGCATTTTATAGCCGTATCTTAAATGATTATTTTACTGAAGATGCTAATTCTTTTATAGAAGACAAAATGCATTCTGTAGTTGATAGTGCATATAGAGACAACGGTACTTTAGGTTGGAACCAGTTTAGAGTGCATATTTACACACCAGAAGAAAACATTAAACGTTCTTACCATACAGATGGCAGGGCGGGGGAAGCAAAATATGATAATATGCAGGTATTTTAAATGAGTAAACTAGGTATTATTGTAAGAGCAGATTCTGGGAGTGGTTTGCAGAACCAAACATATAATTTAACTAGAATGTTAAAGCCAGACAAAGTATTAATTGTTAATTCATATTCATTCAATGAGCGTGAACAGAACTATGATTTGTACAAAGGCTTTAATTATACAGATAGCAATGGGTTCATCAATAATGCTGTGGCATTACAATTCTTACAAGGGCTAACGCATGTATTAACAGCAGAAACTTTTTATAGCCATTATCTGGTACAGCAGGCTAATGCAAGAAGAATAATAACTGCACAGCAATACAACTGGGAGTTTTTAGAGCATCACCAAGATTACTACTTACCTTTGCCTAGTATATTTTTATCACCTAGCTATTGGAAACTTAAAGAGATGGAAGCAAAGTATAAAAAAGTAGCATATCTACCACCACCTATAATAATAAATGATTTTAAACAAGCTAGAGAAACAAACTTTAAAAGAAAAGGTAAAGTTAAAATATTGCATATTATAGGTACACTAGCAAGCTATGACCGTAATGGCACTAAAGATTTAATAGAAGCGTTAAAATACTCTAAAGCAGATTTTGAACTAACTATACGGTCACAATATGATGATAAAGACTTTTTTAGCACTATAAATGATAAAAGAGTAAAAATAGCAGTAGAGAATATAGAAAATCAAAATGATATGTACCAAGATTTTGATTTAATGATATTACCAAGACGTTATGGTGGTTTATGTTTACCGATGAATGAGGCATTGTGTAGTGGACTGCCTGTATTTATGTCAGATATAATACCAAATAACGTTATACTGCCCAGCAGTTGGCTTATAGATGCGGTAAAATATACAGAGTTTATGGCAAGAACGATAATAGACGTGCATCAAGTAGATGTTAAAGAATTAGGCGAAAGAATAGATTGGTTTTGTAGTTTAACGGATAATGAAAGGCATACTTTAAAGTTAGATGCTTTTGAAATAGGTTTAGACAATTACTCAAGTGATGTGCTGTTACCTAAATATATAGAAACGTTGGAGTTATAATGGATAAAACAACTATAATATTACCAATTAGCCGTGATGATTACCTTACAGAGTTTTTAACAAGTATAGAACTTTTAGATTGCGACCAAACAAAAGTAAATATACTAGCTATAGTAGATGGTGATACAGATTTATACCTAAAAGTGAGGAACTTACTTAATGGCAGCAAGTATGCCGAGACACTAACTATACAATATAAAGTTACTGAGCCTAAATCTAATTATGATATATTAGCAAGAAGATTAAGAATTGCAGACATACATAACACAGCCAAACAACATGTTTTTAATACAGAGTTTGTAATGGTTATAGAAGACGATACATTTGTGCCATATAATGCCTTTAAACGGCTTTATGAACATTATATATACAAAGATAGGTTTGCTGGTTTTGTACAAGGCATAGAGGCTGGCAGGTGGGGTATAAAGTATCTAGGCTCGTGGACTGTAGATAATATATACGAACCTACTAAAATTATCTCATCAGAACTGCAAGACGGAGTAAAACAAGTAGACGCTGGTGGCTTTTATTGTTTTATGACAAAATCAGAATATTATGTTAACCATGACTTTAAGCCTTTTGATAATAATGGTCTAGGCCCTGATGTAAACTTTGGCATATCTATGCGTAGGCTAGGCGTAAAAAACTACACCGACTTTATGATTAAATGTGTACATAAAAATAGCAATGGTGATAATATAAAAGTAGATGGCAGCCAACAAATCTTAATGCTTAAGAGCAATAATAGGTGGAGACAAAGTAGTGTCACAGTTTGATAAAGAGAAATACAGGTTATTGCGAAAAGAGAATAAACGTGGGCAAGGCTTAGATAAACCATGGAACAAAGTATATAAAGCATCTAAGGTAGAGATACACTTTACTGAAAAAGGCGAGATGGTTGCTATGCCACGGTACCTAAGACGAAAGAACAAAAAGGCGAAGAAAGATGTATAGTATATTTATATTCTTATTATCTACTTTAGCAGTATGGCGTATAGGGCATATGATATTAGATGAGAATGGACCATTTAATATCTTTGGTAAATTAGCGAACTACACAGATAAACTCAAATACAAAGACGGTGGATTAAAGCAATTATCAACTTGCTTTTACTGTATGTCTATATATTTAAGTGTACCTTTTAGTATATATTTAGCTAATAATGTAGTAGAATTCATTATATATGTATTATCAATGTCAGCATTGGCTATAATCTTATATGAATGGTTTGAAGAAAGATAACGTATGTACACTCAAAAATATAGTTATTATAAGACCGCCAAACAAGGCAAAAACGATAGCAAGTTTGAAGCTAGCATAGCTAGAGATTTAGAGCTGCTGAAAAAAGCTGGAGAAATAAAAGATTTTCAAGAGCAAGTTAAGATACCTTTAGTAGTAAATAACTACATAATATGCAATTATTATATAGATTTTGTTATAGAACATAATGACGGCACAACTGAATATCGAGAGGCGAAAGGACTCGCTATGCCTGTATGGAAATTAAAATGGAAACTGTTTGAAGCATTATATGCCGATAAGCCAAATGTAAAACTAACGGTGGAGTACCAAGGTAAGAGCTGGAAACCACAAAGAAGGAGAGTAAAATGAAATTAGAAATTAAACATTTTTTTGATGCAGCGCATCAATTAGAAGATAGCGATTTATTAATTACTAAACAATGTGCAAGGCTTCACGGTCATACATATGCTGTTAAAGTAGTTGTATGGCACAATGTTAATAGGGCTGGTATGGTTATAGATTTTAGAGCTATAAAAGACGTGATTGATAGATTTGACCACGAGTTTATTAATGATGTATTCAAAAAAAGAGGGTATGTAATACAGCCAACTGCTGAAAATATTGCAATTATACTATTTGACTGGATTAAAGAATTAAATGTCAAACCTATTAGCGTATCAATATGCGAGGGCTATAAAGGCGAAGATAAAGCAAGTTGGGCAGTATATGAGCCAGAGTCCTAATTCAATTAATTTAGCAAGTAAAGACGGTGAGCCAGAAATATTTAATACCCTGCAAGGCGAAGGTAGGAACATTGGTGAACCAGCAACATTTATTAGATTAAGTGGTTGCAATTTACAATGTGTTTGGTGTGATACGCCTTATACTTGGAACTGGACAGGTACAGATTTTGAGCATAATGGCGACCAAAAATATGTTAGAGAAGAAGAACGTGTAACTATTAATATTGGCGAAGCAGTTAGCAGGACCACAGGCGAGCAATCAGAAAGAGTTGTTATTACTGGCGGTGAACCTTTAATGCAACAAGCTAGTTTAATAGAATTAGCAACACAATTAAAAGGCGAGGGCTTAAGAGTTGAGGTAGAAACTAACGGTACTATAAAGCCTCAAGATGAGCTATTAGAGCAGGTAGACCAATTTAATGTTAGTGTTAAATTAAGTAATAGTAATATGCCTGAAAAGAAAAGATTAAAAAGACCTGCACTTGAAGCCTACGCAGATATTGAAAAAGCAGATTTTAAGTTCGTTATTGATACAGAAGATGATGTTAAACAAGTATTAGCATTATTAGAAGAATACGGTATACCAAATAATAGAGTTTATTTAATGCCACAAGGGGTATCACAAGAAGAACAAAATGCCAAAGAACGCTGGGTGGCAGAATTATGTAAAGAGCATCAATTTAATTTTACGCCTAGGCTACATATAGCTCTATGGGGCAGCGAAAGGGGAGTTTAAGAGGTGAATATAGATTATGGGACATTACAAAATGATATTTTAAAATTATCTAAACTAATTGATTATAGAAAATACAATAATATATACGCTATACCCAGAGGTGGTGTGCCAATTGGCATAGCATTAAGTGGAATACTAAACTTACCTTTAAGTGACACTGTGAATCCAAACACTTTAGTTGTTGATGATTTAATAGACAGTGGTAAAACATTAGAAAAGTGTACAAATGATACAGCAGTTTTATATAGAAAAAAACATAGTCCTAACACTACTTATGTAGTTAGAGAAATAAATGACTGGATTGAATTGCCTTATGAAGACACTAAAAAAGATGAAGAAAATATTATTGTTAGGCTATTAGAAACTATTGGCGAAAACCCTAACCGTGAGGGGTTGCTTGAAACGCCTAAAAGGGTAATCAAGTTTTATAAGCAATTCTTGAGCCCAGACGAATATAATTTTACTGTTTTTGATAGTGAGAAATACGACCAAATGATAATACAGAAAAATATACCTTTCTTTAGTTTATGTGAACACCATTTAGCACCTTTCTTTGGTCATGCAACGGTTGCTTACATACCAAATGGTAAAATAGTAGGCTTGTCTAAACTAACTCGTACAGTTGAGTGGTACGCTAGGCGATTACAAAATCAGGAAAGGATAACTAGCCAAGTAGCAGAAAAATTGCAAAAGGAGCTAGAGCCTTTAGGTGTTGCAGTTACTTTAGAAGCTAGGCATTTTTGTATGGAGATGAGGGGAGTCAGGACTCACAATGTTAATACTGTAACTAAAAAGCTAGTAGGAGCTTTCAAAAATGACAGTAAAGCTAGAGCAGAGTTTGATTCATATGCTTAAAGATGATAAATACATAATAGAAGTGTATGCTCATAATGAGTTTGAAGCTACCCATAGATGGCCCGATTGCGATATTGAAGAAGTATCTTATCTTAAAAACGAGCATAGGCATATTTTTAAAATTAATTCGTACAAAGTAGTAGACCACAATAACAGAGATATAGAGTTTATAGTGCTTAAACACAGAGTTAATGATTGGCTAGAAAAAACTTACCCTAGTCATAAATTAGGGCATGTATCGTGTGAGATGTTAGCTATACAACTTATAAAAGAATTTGGGTTATCTATGTGTGAAGTTAGCGAAGATGGTGAAAATGGGGCTGTAGTTTACTCAAAGGAAAAGAAATGATTTGGTATGTTCCGCTAGAGTATATTGAAAGAAGATATACAAAAGCTATGGACGAGATAATTAGAGAAGAATTAGAACGCCAAGGCAAAGAATATACAACACTAGGCAGTAGTGTAAAAGAACAAGTAATTTCAAATAAAAAAGACTTTCTCAATAGCACAGGTACTAACATTACTAGATTTGGGCAATTAGCAGAGATTGCTAAACTTTTCGCAGATGATAAAATTAAAGACGGTGATACTTTCTTTTTTAGTGACCTTTGGGCTGCAGGCATAGAATCTATACCATATATGGCATATTTTAATGATAAAAAAGTAAGAGTATCTGGCATATTGCATGCAGGCAGTTTTACACCGTCTGATTTTGTAGCTAATTTAAAATATTGGGCTAAAGATTACGAAAAGGCAATTATAAAAATATCAGATAAGGTATTTTTAGGTAGCAGCCAGCCTTTAATAGATTTAATAGACCAAGGTTATATAGAAGAATACGGTAATATGTATATAACGGGTATCCCTATATCTACTAAAAAAATGTATGAATTAGCAGAACAACCAATTAGTTGGCAAGAAAAAGAAAATATTATAGTATTTGCAGGCCGCCTAGTAGACGAGAAACAGCCTTTTATTTTTAATAGAATAGCTAAAGATTACCCAGAATATACTTTTGTTAAAACGCTAGACTTAGATTTAAATAAAATAGAATACTATGAGTTATTAAGAAAGTCTAAACTCTTTTTAAGTTTTGCTAAACAAGAAAACTATGGTATATCAGCAATAGAAGCCTGTGCCTATGGTATGAATCTGCTAGTACCAAATAAATTAAGTTATAAAGATTACTATCCAAGCAAGTTTATGTATTCTAATTACAAAGAGCTACACTATAAATTACCTAAATTAATGGAACAAGACAATTTACAAGAATCTATTAGTATAGCAGAATCTCATAATAAAAATGTTACTAAGATAGTAGAGCAATTATAATGAAAATATTTCTAGCAGCAACAGAAGATTTAGAGACCGCAAGTAATATGGACAAACTAAAAATAGAGAATATCTTTATGTCTTATTATTACATGAGAAAGAAAGACGGTGCGAAAAGCATGCTATTGAATAGACCCCATGTAAGCACAATTATAGTTGATTCAGGTGCTCATACTTTTTTCTCTGAAAACTCTAGCCAAGGGCTAACTGCTTCTGTCCATACTAAAAAAACTAAAACAGCAGAAACGCCAGATGAATATTTTGAAGCATATTTAATATGGCTCAAAAAATACTATGATGTATATGATTATTATGTAGAGCTAGATATAGGCGAACTTATAGGCCAAGAAAAGGTTATAAATTGGCGAAAAAGATTAAAACAATTAGGACTATTTAAAAAATGTATAACTGTAGTCCACCCAGCTACTTGTAACTTTGAAGAGTTTAAGCAATTATTAAAAGATAGCGAAAGCAAATATGTAGCTATAGAGGGATTAAGACCAGGAAGCCCCCAAATACCTTATGGTAAGTATACCCTTGAAGCATATAGAAATGGGGTAAAGCTACACGGTTTCGCATTAACTAATAAAAAGATTATCGGTAAATACCCTTTTTATTCAGCAGATAGCTCATCTTGGAAAGCAGGAGTACAATATGGTATATATTCTCGCTCAGTAAATGGTAATTCAAAGGCTATTAGTTTTAAACAAAATAAATGGGGGCACGATATGGCACAACCTGATTTAATAAAAGTTTATAGTACGAACTTAAAAGAGCAAAGGTTAGCAAGACTTTCTTTAACTGTTAAAAGCTATAAAGATATGCAAGACTATTTAACTAAGTTGTGGAAAGCAAAAGGGATAGATTTTAAAGATTTTCAAGTAAATAAAGGAGGTAAAGTATGATAGATTTAGTATTTGATTCAGCAAAAGTGTCAAAAGTACCAATAGATAATATAAAACCTAATAGTTATAACCCAAAAGAAAAAGAAACTGAAAAGCAACAAAATATTAAAAGAGGTTTAGAGCAAAAGGGCTTATTAATGCCTATTTTTGTAAGAGAAAGCGAAAAGGGCTTAGAAATAGTAGACGGAGAACAAAGGTGGACTAGCCTTAAACAATCGGGTAACGATACCGCATTAGTATATAATTTAGGCAAACTATCTGACCAAAAAGCTAAAGAAATGACTCTATGGTTTGAAGAACAAGTACCTTTTGATAAAGTATTACAAGCTCAATTAGTAAAAGATATGGCAGATATGTATGACGATTTAGAACTACCTTATTTACAAGACGAAATTGATAATATGATAGCTATATTAGAATATGACCCAGAATCATTAGAACAAGAAGAATTTGGCGGTGAAGATAATGACGGCTTAGTAAGGCTTGATATAAGAGTAACACCAGAAGAAAAAGAGAATATAACAAAAATAGTAGAATTATACGAAAATATAGAAGATAAGAGTTCTGGCTATATTCTTAACAAAATATGCAATTATTACCAAGAAAACGCCTAAAAACTATAGAAAAGTGCCTAAAATGCTTGATTTTATAGAGGTATTATCATAGAATTATAGTGTTAAGACATGAAAGGACTAGAAAATGACAACAGAAGCAATAAAGAATAGGCAAGAAATAGAAGCTATAAAGCAGGCTTACTTAACTAACCAAATTAGTAGAGAAACTGCAAAAGAATTAGCTCAACCAATCATAGATAGAATAAACAATAAGATGGCATCAATTGCCAAGAAGTATAATAAGAAACCCCAAACGGTTACATTTATTGGCTTAATGAGATAGTATTGGTTTATAAATAAAAGGTGGTATCATGTCATTATGATAAACGGTAAAAAAACGGCAAAATGGCAAACTATAATTTAGACCCTAAAGTTGGAGAGAAAACCCGCTTCAAAAAGGGCAATAAACTGGGTGGTGGCAAACGTGGAATGAAGAATTGGTCTACTATAGTACAAAACATATTAGACGATGAAGAAGTCTTTAGTTTAATATTTAAAGGTAAAAAGATACCAAGTTGGGTAAGTGGCTTAAATAAGAAAAATGGTGCTAACGCTATAGTAGTAGCAATGATAATCAAAGCTATACAAGGAGATAAGCATGCAGCAGAGTGGCTTAGAAAAACTGGCTTTGGCGACAAAGTGGTACACGAATTTGAAAATAGTCTGTTTAACACAGAGAAATTAACTATTGAGGTCGTAGAAAATGTCAGAGAAGATAACGCTGAGCAAGAAGCAACTACTGGGCCTGCAGACGATAAACAACCCAGCAGTAACTGAGATTTATTGGGGCGGTGCAGCAGGTTCTGGCAAAACACTATTAGTTTGCTTGTGGATATGTTTACAATGCAGAGATTATCCTGGTATAAAAATAGCATTAGGGCGTAAAGAATTAACTAGGCTTAAGCAATCTACATTAATATCTTTGTTTAGAGAAGCTCACCCTTTACTTAAAATACCCGAAAGCTCTTTTACATACCAAGACCAAAAAAGTTTAGTAACGTATATAAACGGCTCTACTATACAGCTAATTGATTTAGCTAGACAACCAAGTGACCCAGATTTTGACAGTTTTGGTAGTTTGCTCTTTACTCATGTAGTTATTGAAGAAGCTGGTGAAATCACATTAAAAGCTAAAAATGCTATTAGCAGCCGTACAAATAGGTGGCTTAATGATAAATATAAAATAACAGGCAAAACATTACTAACTGGCAACCCTAGCCAAAACTTTACTAGAGATGAGTATTACGAGCCATACAAGGCATTAGGAGGCGGCGTATCACAGCTTTGGCCCTATGGTAGTGTCTATGTGGGGGGTGATAAACAAACCGCGTACAGAGCGTTTATTAGAGCGTTACCCACAGATAACCCTTTTATATCTCTTAATTATTTAGAGCATCTTAAAACTATGCCTATGCAAGAGCGTAAACGCTTGTATGAGGGTGATTGGGATTATAGTGATGACGATAATATGCTATTTAAAGATTTATTATTAGATAGGTCATTAATTGGTGAAGTTGACGGTGATATTAGTGCAGTTGGCGTAGACGTAGCAGATGTTGGTAAAGACAAAACTGTGGTATCTATCATGAGAGGTAATATTCTAGTAGAGCAAATAGAAATGAATATTGATACTACTGGAGAAAAAGCAGTAAGCGAGCAAACAGCACTAGAATTAATAAAAATATGCCAAATGCGAGGTTTAGATAGTAAAAAAGCTAACTTAATAGGCGTAGATACTATAGGTATAGGCGTAGGGCTTAGAGATTTTATGCGTAGTAAAGGTTGGTATATATCATCTTATATAGCAGGCAATAGACCAAGCGTTACTGGGTATAACAACTTACGGTCTCAAACCTATTGGGACTTGGCACAAGATTTAGACAAGGGTAACACTAGAATATATAGCCAACTACAAAGTTTAAAAGATTCAGACAGCAGAGCAGGCTTAAGACGGCAATTAAAAGCCCATGAATATATAAGTGAAGCAAAGGTAATTAAGATAATGCCTAAGAATAAAGTCAAAGAACTACTAGGTAGAAGCCCCGATAATGCAGACTCTTTTGTCATAGCAAATTGGATTAAGAACGGGGGTATGACAGATGATAAACAGAATATTAATCGTATTTATCTATAATTTTCAAAAAAAGGTTTGTTTTAATTTTAATTATAATATATAATTAAAATGTAGTAATAAGAAAGGACTAGAAAAATGGAAGACAAAGCAGCAGCAATAATGAGAGAGCTAGAAGATTATTTAGCAGAATATAAAATAGCAGCAGATTGGTGGTTCAACCGATATTCAGATAGTATTGGGAAGCTGCCAAAAAAAGAAACAGACAGGCTTTACGGAGTATATGAAAGACAGGTTGGCATAATAGTCACCACAGAAGATATTATAAAAAGAGTAAAGAAATTGGAGGGCTAAAAAATGGCATTTTATAAATACAGCTCAATAGACTATGATGTTATACCATCTCATATAGATAGCGTGTATTACGTTATAGATAGGATAACATGGCAAGTGCAAGCGGTTATTAATTCAACGCCACAAGACACTCATAAAGGTTTAAGAGAGGAGTTTTTAAAATGAACACTTGTATATTTTGCGGCACAGAAATAGAAAACGATTATTGTGTTGAATGTGATGACACAGCTTATGATTTAGGTCTAGATTATCAAGAATTAAAGGGAAGTTTTTAGGTTGCTATATGAATGCAGTAGCGATAACAAATAAAATGATAGATGTATACTTGAATACACCTATCGAAAAATACCCAGAGGCAAGAGCGATAGACGTGTTAGACGACTATAGTATTAATGACCCTAACAGGCATGTAGCCTTTTCTTTGTTTCAAGAATGGTTAGATTTGAAAGAGCATAAGAGCCAGAATGGGCATGGTATAATAAAAGTATGAAATCATCTAAACAATTACATATAGAAGCTATTAAAAGGGCTGATGCCGCATTAAACGGTGGTTCAGGCTCTGGAAATTGGGGTCACGGTGGAAGACCAGGTGTTAGAGGTGGCAGCGGCAAAGGCATTGGCTCAAAAGGTGCAAGGGGTGGTATAAAACGAGTTGTGAGAGAAGATAAATATATAAAACAAGTAACCCACTCATTAAAAGTAAACGGTGGTAGAAACACTATTGAGTCAGATATGGTATATGATAAAACAAATGGTAAGATAACATTAAATGCAAGTGCTACTGGCAATATAGACGTAAGAGATACTATGGCTTATCATAGCTTGACTTACAAATCTACGAAAGAAGCTATAGGAACAAAAGGGTTTGATATAGTGCAACCAAAAGGAGAGATTACTAGAGAGGTTAGAGAGGATAGCTATTCAAAACAAGTAGATTTTAATGCTAGGCCTGATGGCATGTGGACAAGTTCAAGAGTAACAAAAGTAAAAAAAGACGGTCTTGGGGAAAAGGCTGGTGATATAACTATTAACACTAGCGCTACTGGTGATTTAAGTATCCAGCAAATGCAAACACATCAGTATATGGTGTACCAAGCTATAAGAGAAGCTAACAAAATATAAAAGAATAATGAATTTGTTATAATTATAATATATAGGAGTATTATATTATGCCAATTCTAATTGATGAAATAAAGTTACACGCACAATGAAGATTACTAACAGAATAAAAAACGTTGTTAGTAATTTTTTAAATACTGGCACAAGCACACAAGCACGTTTGGGCAATGCTTTTCTGAAATATGGCAGCCAGAAACCTTTGGTACAAGACTGGTCACAAGTTATTATGGACGACACCCAACTTTACCAAGGCTATTCATATGCAGCAATTAACGTTAGAGCAAATAAAGTAGCACAGATTGCTATAGAAAACCTTAAAACAAAACAAGGTTTAAATGATGAAAGTGATAAGAATGAGATTGTACACCCTTACTTAGAGATTATAGACAAATCTAGTACGTTTTCTAACTATGAGTTCTGGTATACCATCTCAACTTATATAGACCTTGAAGGCGTTTATTACTTAATGGCTGTAAGAAACTTTAGTGATTCAGGCCGTATAGGTAATATACAAGAGTTTAAACTTATAAACCCATACAATGTTAGACGTATCTTAAATGAAGACGGTGAAGTTGGTGGCTATGTAGAAACTAAAAATGGTTTGATACGTGAATTACCTAAAGAAATGATAATACCAATAGTTAAGCTAAACCCATTTAATAATGACCCATACGCTATAACTGATGCAGCTAAAG